TGCCGGTCGAGTTTGAGCGTGAGCATATTTTGAACGTGATGGCCCATAAAATTCAATATCCAGGCCATAAGATCAACCATGCCGTTTTGTTGGGCGGCAAGCCAGGGTCTGGCAAGGATACCCTCTTCGCCCCGTTTTTTTGGGCCGTTGGAGGCCCGGCCAAGCTGAATTGTTCGGTCGTAAAAAACGAGGATTTGACTTCGCAGTGGGGCTACGGCCTTGAGTGTGAGGTCATGGAGATCGCCGAGTTACGTCAGGCCGAGGCCAGAGACCGCCGGGCGCTGGAGAATCATTTAAAGCCTATCATCGCCGCCCCGCCCGAGTATCTGCCGATTAACCGCAAGGGTCTACACCCGTACTATGCTCTCAACCGAGTGCTAGTGGTCGCGTTTAGTAACGAGCGTGTGGCGATATCGTTGCCCAGCGACGATCGCCGATGGTTCGTGGCGTGGGCCGAGGCCGGGCGCCTGCCGGAGAGCGAGGCCGTCGCCTTGTGGAATTGGTATCACCACAGGGGCGGTTTCGCTGGCGTGGCGGCGTGGCTGATGGCCCGTGATGTGTCTGCTTTCAACCCGTCGGCCCCGCCGCCTATGACCGAGGCCAAGGCTATTCTGGTCGAGGCTGGCATGAGTACCGCTGAGTCGGTGCTGGTCGAGATGCTCCGCGACCGCCGGGGGCCGTTCGCCCAGGGCGTGATCGGCTCGCCGTTTCACACTGTCTGCGACCGGGTGCAGGGGTCGGGCGCAGCGCCGCCCGGCATTAAGATCGTCCAGGGCGCCCTCTTCCACGCCCTGCGCGAGGCCGGTTGGATTGATATGGGGTTAGTACACTCGCGAGAGTACAACGCCAAGAAACACGTCTTCGTGGCGCCTGAGTTGGTCAATATGACCCGGTCAGAGATGCGCCGGGCCGTGGCGTGAAAAAGGCCCCTCGCGGGGCCTATAGGTTTAAGAGTACTGCTATCAGCGCGGCCAGCAGCGCCGCCGCTAAGAGCATGGGCGCCCCCAGGCGTCGGCCAGGGCCGTAAAGGTGACGCCCGGCCCGGCTGGCTGGCCGAACAGGCCCGGCCCCCGCCGTACGCGCCCCCAGGCGTCGAGCCGGTTGAGGTTGACTAGGTCGCCGCGCTTGACCGCGCCGTAAACCTGATCCCGAGTCCAGCCGTCGGCCAGCAGTTCCCGCATGGTCTTGGGGTCGGTCAGGCGCATAGTCCCTCCGCATAGGCCAGGGCGTCGGCCTCGTCGGTGTAGTACCGCGCCGGGCCTACTGTCTGGCCGCTATCGTCGTCGCGCAGCAGGACGCGCCAGCGCCCGTCGGGGGTCTGGGTGACCTCCGACGTAATCATAAATTCGACGTTAAAGAATTCAGTTCGCATCGCAGACCTCCATGCTATCCTCGCCCATTGGCACGGTCAGCCGGTCGCTGAGTCCCTCGTAAAACCCGGCCAGGTTAGCGTCACCATATGGCGCAGCCAGGTTTTTAAAGTTGCGCCGAGTACTGTTGAGCGCGTAGTACTCTTGCACGTACGCCGCCGTGCTGACGTTGCCGTCGGTCGGGTATAGGCGCCGGTCGCCGCCCTTTGATTTGACCGGCTTGTGCTTGCCGGTGAGTTTGAGAATGTCACTTAGAAACGTGTGCCGGTCGTCGCGCACGACATACCGGGCGCGGTTGAGGGTAATGGTTTTCATTGTGTGTTCTCCAAAAAATACTCGGGGTGACGGCCAGTGATTTTGATATGTTCCTGCTGCCAAGCGCGGTCGATAAATTCTAGAACTGCTTTGGCGCGCGCCGATTTGTAGATGTACCGTTTCTGATCGTGCCAGATATCGACAGTCCCGCGCTGGTGCGCGTCGGTGTAACCGGGCGCGCCCGCCCGGTAGGTGATAATGTGTCTCATGCTTCCTCCACCGAGAAATATTGAGCAATAGTGTCAGCGTCAATGCCCGAGTCCTCGCACCACGCCAGGGCTTCGGTCGGGGTCATGGCCTGTATGCCGTGGCCGCCGGACATACCGTTGCTGCCGCATGGCCGCGACCACCGGCTGTAGGCGCCGCCCGTGCCCTGCACGAAAAAGGCGCCTTTGGGGGTGCGGTACAGGTCGGTGTCCTCAAAATGAAAATCACCAAAATTCGCGTACTGGTGATTACCGATCCACACGGCCGTGTCGGTGTTGTAAATTTTGCCGTTGATGATGCGTTTCATAAAATGTACTCCAGGTTATTGGCATGAGTGCCCGTCAGGCGCCGCCCGGGCGCCTGACAGTCCATCACGCGACTAGCACGTCAAAATAGGCCAGCATCGCGGCCAGTAGCGCGGCCAGCATGAGCAGCGCCAGCCCGGCCACGGCCAGCCGGGCCGTCATGCCGTCGCCCCGTGCCGTTCGGCGATATCGCCCCAGCAGCCGATCCGATATGACGAGCCGTAGCGCACCAGCGTCGGCGTGTAAGTGTCGCCAGCGTTGAGGTACAGGCACTCGCCGCGCCGAGTAGTGAACCCCTCGACGCCGTGAAACCCGCCGAGCGCGTTTAAACACTCCATGCGGATATCTTGCGTTGTTGGCGGGTGATAACACTCGGCCAGCCGCGCAGCGCCTACGGGCGTTCGCAGTAGCTGGTCGCGTGACATTTTCAACAGTGTTTTGGCCTGGGCGGCGTCGGCGCCAAATAGCTGGCGCAGTGCGCGGGTTGATGGTGAGCGTAAAGGCATGATAATCCCCTTAAAAACTTGAAGCGTAGACAATCAGACCAGCAGACGTGAGGCCGACCACTGAGGTGCGATCCTCAAGGTATTGCACGGCGACCGGGATAGCATCCTCTTTTTCGTCGTCGTTCAATTCGACGCCGTGGCTCTCAAGTATCTCTACTGGCGTCGATTCGGCATAGTCGCAACATAGGCCGATAACGTCGAGTTCGTAGTCGGGATGCACGTCTTCCAAATAGTCGAACAGCAGGCCAAGCGCCTCGTAGCTGAATTGGTCTTGACGCCCGGCGGCGCGGAAGGCGTCGCGGAACTGGCTGGCGTGGTTGATAGTCTGTTTCATATTGTGTACTCTATTGTTTGATGCGGATCGCATCGCATAGCGGCCAGCGCGGCCGCTATACGCTGAGATCAGTAGCCGAACATGAAGGCAGGCAGGGACTGCTTGCGGATCAGGCTTTTGCGGGTTGCAGGATGCATTGTGGCAACCCGCTCCCATTGTTGAGCGGCTTCGGCCGCCACGTCAGCATCTAGCATGGCGGCTTGCGTCAAACTATCATTGCCGCCAAAGGTAACAACGTACAAGGCAACAGTTGCTTGGGCAACAGTTGCTGCGTGACGTGCTGTTGCGGCTTTGTTGAGTGCTTCGGATTTTGTCATTTGGTGTGCCTTTACTGTAGTGGACTAAGAGAATTCGACCCTCTCACTATATAAGCATAAGAGAATCGTGCCAGCACTTGGGCGCGTGCGCTAAGTGCTTGATACGTAACACTATTTACTACGTAGGTGTTTACCCTTAGTGCTTTGTGGGTGATGTGGGCGATTGTGTGGGTGATGGCGCAGGTGTGATCTTGCCCTCTGAAAAACCCCTCTTGTGTGTCATGTGTGTCATATATTTGTATAGGTCTATGAAAATATATATACTGTATATAATAACAGTATGAATAGTGTATGACTTCCACGTTTGCGGCGCGACTTCAAATCGAAAATGATGGCACACATGACCCACATCACCCACACGCATGGAAGTGTGTGCCATGTGTGCCATACAGCCATGATGACACACATGGCACACGCTGCCGTGTGCTGGCTGGCCGTGCTGGCCGTGTGCTGGCTGGCTGGCTAGCCGTGTGCTGGCTGGCTGGCTAGCCGTGTGCTGGCTGGCTAGCCGTGTGCTGGCTGGCCGTGTGCTGGCACACACGACACACGGCGTAGTTAGCGCCCACTACCCTGGCTAGTTAGTTAGTGCTTACAAACCTGGGGGTGGGGGTGGCAGGGCCGAGCGGTTAGGGCCACAGCTACGGAGCGTCAGCGAACAATTTTTTTGCTGTTAATTTTTATTTTTATGGTATAAAACGGAACATGATGTCACTGCCTTTATCTATTAGGACGCTCAAGGCGACTGAGTCGCGCTTGCAATCGGTGTACGAAGCAGCCCGGTTAGGCTTGCATGGCGAGACACTGGCGCTTGCAGCCGGTATGCTGCCGCAAGAGTACCTGACGCTGTGCAACTTTGACCCGGTTGTCGGCATGGCTGCGCTCAAGGGCAAAGCCGACGGCGAACGCGAGATGGCCGAGATACTGCACAACGCAGCGCGCAACGGGGACGCCAAAGCCGCGCTAGAGATACTGAAGCATCAACACGGCTGGGTTGCCAAGCAGGCTATATCGGTCGAAGTCAACCAGCGCATCTCCATCACCCAGGCACTAGAACAAGCAGAGATGCGCGTTATAAATGCAATCGACTATCTACCAACCTGAAGACGAGCAGGAACTCATGGCAAGGCTATGGGTTCCATCGCTCAAAGATAACCCACTGGCGTTTGTTCTGTATTTGTTTCCCTGGGGTCAGAAAGGTACGCCGCTGGAGCATTTCTCTGGCCCAAGAAAGTGGCAGCGGGATGTGTTGAATGATATTGCTACGCATATTAAGAATAATAAGGGTATGGTGGACTTTGCCGTACTCCAAGAAGCAGTATCAAGCGGTCGGGGTATTGGTAAGTCGGCGTTAGTATCTTGGCTGACTATATGGATGTTGTCCACTAGGATTGGCTCAACAACCATCATATCGGCGAACAGTGAGAACCAGCTACGCTCAATTACCTGGGCTGAGATTACCAAGTGGTTGGCAATGTCTATTAACAGTCACTGGTTTGAAGTCTCAGCTACGCGAGTGACGCCTGCAAAGTGGTTGACTGAGTTGGTGGAACGGGATTTGAAGAAGGGAACCCGGTATTGGGGCGTAGAGGGTCGGCTTTGGAGTGCAGAGAACCCTGATGCTTATGCTGGCGTACACAATTTTGATGGTGTGCTGGTGATTTTTGATGAGGCCAGTGGTATTGATGATTCGATCTGGGCGGTGACGGGTGGATTCTTCACAGAAAACACGCCGAATCGCTTTTGGTTGGCGTTTAGCAACCCACGGCGCAACACGGGGTATTTTTATGAGACTTTTCACTCAAAGCGGGACTTTTGGGTGACTAAGGTGGTGGATGCAAGGACGGTGGAGGGTACGGACAAACAAGTTTATGAGCGGATTATTCAAGAATACGGGCCGGACAGTGCCCAGGCGCACGTTGAGGTGTATGGTGAGTTTCCGAGTGCGGGGGATGACCAGTTTATTCCATCAAATACGGTCGATGAGGCCATGAAAAGGCCAAAGTACAAGGACAATTCAGCGCCAATCATCATTGGTGTAGACCCGGCGCGGTTTGGGGCTGATGCTACGGTGATTGCGGTGCGGCAGGGGCGGGATATTGTGGCGATTAAAAAGTACCGGGGTGATGATACGATGACGGTGGTGGGGCATATCATTGAGGCGATGGAGGAATACAAGCCTAAAATGGTGGTGATTGATGAAGGTGGGTTGGG